TGCGGTTGGAAAACCGCCACCGCCAGAGCCGCCATTAACTGTTCCGCCAGAGCCGCCATTACCACCGCCATTAGAAGTAACGCTAGAAAATACAGAGTTAGAACCTAAGCCACCTACACCGCCAGTAGCTGGGTCGCCACCCGCACCGCCAGCGCCTACTGTTACTGTGTAATTTGTTGATTTAACAATAGTTGTTAAAGTATCGGTGAGATAACCCCCTGCGCCGCCTCCGCCACCATAAGCCTTACCACCACCGCCACCAGCAATAACAAGATATTCAACAGACACAGTTCTTGGGTAATTCTGTGATGCAATAATGCCCAGTAAACTCATTACGCTATATCTCCAACTACCAAAAATGTATTTGATGCGGTGCAAATAATAGATGCGGCAGAATATCTAGCGCGTAGTTTAGGCGCTGTTGCTGTTGCACCTGTTGAGTTAATAGTTACTCCTGCGCCTTGCGATAGCGTTACTTGACCTGCGCCTATCTGCGCTATGTTTATTACATCACCCGCGCTAAAAACGCTAGGCGGTACAGTTAAAGTTATTGGGCTGGCATTGTTAAGAGTTACTAGCTGGTTAAGGTTGCCTGCTACTAAAGTGTAAGTAGTGCCTGTTTCTGCATCAAACTCTAGTTTTAATCTTAAAGTTGCTGTGCCGCTTGTAACGCCGCCTGATAAACCTGAATCTGTCCCAGTTGTAATCCCGGTTATATCACCAGATGAGCCAATACTTACCCAAGCTGATCCATCGTAAACTTCAACTGAATTAGTATCCTGTAAATAAGACACCATACCTTCAGCTAATACGCTGGTAAGCGCGCTAGTGCGAGCAGCAGCGGAAGCAAAGACCATAACTGTTTGCTCATTTAAATAAGTATTGACCTGAGCTGCTGTTAACACATCACCTGTGTTAAACAGCTTATATCCTGCGCCTGCCATATTTCTCCTTAGTAGCTCAGACTATCTGAGCCTAGTATACCTGAAACATCTGAATCTAGGACAAACCCTGCCAATAAAGGTTCTGTGGTGTATAGCGTAGTCATCCACGATGACTTTGTTATATCGTGATGGATGGCATTTACCAAGCTAGATTGCACAACGCTGGATGAGCCAGGGGTAGTCTTAGTAACTGTTACGCCATCTAGTAATTCTATATCTATGCCTGCTAAGGGCTTATTGGGGTTAACATCATCATAGAGATTAAGCTGAATGCTGTCTATTCGTATCTCAGGGTCTTTGCGTGTGGCTAGGATGCCTTGGGCCTGATTCAAAGCCTCAGCGTTTGTCTGCACCAATATGCCTGAGCGTGTGCCTGAATGAAGGAAGAACTTATCAATTGAATCCTGGTCAAAGGCATTTTGAGCTGTACCGCCTAGGCGTGTGATAGTTACGTCATTGACTAGAGTAGTATCGTCAAACGCTACTACTGCATTGGTGTAGGAGATGTCCACGCCTTGATCACTAAACTCATAGACCGGGAAGGCTGGGTTAGAGATTAGGTTATTACGGCTGACAAAATCTACTCTGCCATTAACATCTATAAAGATGCCGCCAAACTCGCTCTGCTCTACTGTAAATAAGGCTTCTAAGGCATCTCTGGCGGTACCTGGGTCTGCCTGTAAGGTAGAATCACCAGTATCCACATTTCGTAGGCTTATAGGCCATTCTATGTCATCTAGGATGGCATTCACGCGAGCCCCTGAGAGCTGCACCCCTGAGCCTGCTACTGTGTCTATGGCTGAACCTGCCAGCAGTTTAAAGCCATCTACGCATTTAAGGGTAACTGTACTTAGTTCATCATTGCCTTGCCTAAACCCAGTATCGTAATTGGTAATGAATCCTGAGAATAGGAAGTAATCATTGGTTGCATAGGTAGCATAAATAATAATCTGCCTAAGGGGTACTAAGTTAGGGTAATAGGCGCTATTAGGATTGGTGGGATTCCAATCGCCATTCTGATCATATAGCACTACGTTAGCAGTTCCAGCTTCAAACTTAGATGTGATTCGGTTGCGACCCCTGCGTATATTTACTTTAGTTACTAGGTCAGTAATCTCAACTGGCAATGTGCCAGAGCCAAGGGTATTAGTACCTAAGATACCTTCAGTAAGGCTATTTAGGATAAGTGGGTTGATTTCAAAAGCGGTATCGCTATCAAAGTCAACAAACACTCTTACTGTAGGTGCTGGCATTATATCGCTATGCTACTAAATAATGGGCTCTTACCTGAGCGTTGATACTCATACTGAATGTCCGTTATTGATTCAGCCAAATCTTCAACTGCTATAACTGATCCTTCAACAATAACAGTAATGTTAGTATCGCCAGCGCCACCAGATTCAGCTAGTAAAGCATCTGCAAGTATCAATTCTGCATCTGCTAATGCAGCATTAGCTAGGGCATTATTCTCAACAGCTGCAATTACTTCAGGATTACCAGCCAAGAATGCTGCTACTACATCAGCAGCTAAAGTACCGCCATTTGCACCGCCTATAACACTCGGTACATTAGCACCTTGCAATGCACCATTAATGTAAACGCTATTGGCGTTTACATCCATGCGGTCTAACTTGGTAACTGTCATCTTCTCTTGGTCTAGTTTTAACCCTTTTTCAGCAAATAGGGTTTCAATAGGTATTTTAATGTTAAGTGTCTTAAGCAGTTCCTTAATGCGTGTGATAGTGCCAGGCCAATCAGCAAACGGATCTCCAACCATTTCATCTAGGCTATCTAATAGCAATGCCAACTCAGCAGCAGCAGCCTCAGCTTTAATTAACTGACCTTCAAGAATGATGGCTCGCTTTACATCCTCATCAAGAATGGCCTGCATTAGTTCTAAGCGTAGACGTTCTACGTCATTAATCTGACCGGTTAAGGCAGCTGCTACTTGAATACGCTCCATATCAAATCGCTTGGCAATATCGCCTAATATGCCTTCTTCTTTTTTCTTTTTGTTTAATTCTTGTTGCGCCTTGACTTGCTTTTTTGTTAATGCCAATAATTCTTTAGCACGCTTGGCTGCCTCAGCTTCAGCCTTTTTACGTGCTGCTTCTTCAGCTGCTGGATTACCTGCCGTTGGAAAGAATAAAGGTTTATTTTTTTCACCTAATGAAGCTATAGCCTTTAAAAAATTTCCCTCTTGCGCCAAGGCTGTAACAAAATCAAATACTGTGCTGCCATAGCTGCGAATGTCTTGGAACCCTGCAATTAAAGTAGCAATGCCTCTTGTGGTATTAGCAATGCTATCGGCAAATCTATCCATTGCCTTAGTTCCAGCTTCAATACCTTGATCTCCTGAAAGAATAGCAAAAGCATCTACTAAACCTTCTCCTACTGTTTCTTGCATATTGGCATAAGCAACATTAAGCATGTCAACTTTGCCGCCAAAGGTTTCTAGGTATGCTGCGTTTTGTCCAGAGAATTGCTTATTTAGAAATTCTTGCAATTCTCCAAAGCTCTTAGTTTTTAATTCTACTTGGGAAAGTCCAGTATTATATTTTGATAAGCTACGGCTCTGACCGACATAGGCCTTAGATAAATCTTTAGCTACTGTAGATACATCAACGCCTGAAGCGCGCGACATTTCTAAGGCTAGGTTTAATAAATCCTGAGATTTAGTAACTGAGCCTGTGGTCATTAAGAGCGATTGCATTGCAGGTCGCAACGAATCATCTAAAACACCGCTGGTGCGTTCTAACTCAGATATAAATTGTGAAACACGGGTATCTTCAAATGCTAAACCTAAATTGCCTAGGCTTTGTGATAAGCGTACAGCAGCTTGCTCATCCTCTGTGAAAGCCTTTAGTGATGCTTTGCCAAACTGATAAATCTCACGTACAGATAAAACACCTACTAAGGTTTTACCTAATTCTTTTAAACCGCTTTGTAGACCACCGGTTGCTTTGTCGGCTTGTTTAAATCCTTTATCCTTAAACTCGGAAGCAATATCAATGCGAATGTTAGACATTAGGCAGCCTTTCTAAGCGTGGCGCGTTCCTTAAATAGTCTTGCCGCTTTATCAATAGCTCTAAAAGTAGCATCTAGGGCTTTGCCATTGTTTTCTGCATAGGCTGCAAAGAGAATGCGGCCCGTATTCTTTTGCCTACGATCAAGTGATTTCATTGGCCCAATGCCATTCATTGCGCCAATAAAAATAGAACCAGCATTAGGGTTATTGCTTTGGCTTCGTGAACTTCCACTCATACCAGATGCACGGCCTGCCGTTTCAGCAATAGCACCACTAGCTGATTTATTAAACAATGAAAATAAACCAGCATAGCCAGATCTATTACGCTTGCTACGGCCTATAGAATACGTTAAACCTTTGCGAATAACACGCGCATTATATTTAGGAAAGCCAGTTGCCCGACCAGTTCGGCTTTTGCTTACAACGCCATTATCTTGCCAGTTATATAGACCGCCTGGAGCTTGCATTGGAACTTTACTTTTTGCATCTTCTACAACTTCTTTTAACGCCAATTTAATTTCAGCGTTCATTTCCTTCAAAAGGTCAGGGGCGTATTGCTTCAGAGCCTTCTTAAGCTCTGGTACGCCTTCTACTACGACCGGCATTCTCTCGCTCTCTAGCTTGTTGCTTTAAGACTTCATAGAAAGCCTTTAGCAAATCTTCATCCATATTAATAAACTCGCTAGGCGCAATTCCAGTATGGATACTCAGCTGAGCAACCCTATACGTGAAGGAATCGCGCGTTAGCCATTTGGGGAATCGTCTGCCACCACATCTACCGCAGCTAAAGTATCCAGAAACGCTGAGCCAAAAGGTTTGACATCAGGCGCATCAGCGCGGCGTAGACATTCCCATGCAAGCCAATAAATATGCTCTTGCTTTTCATCCTCGCGGAAGGCTTTATGAAAGCCTTTGCGGAACTGCTGCTCAAAAGCATACTCAATCCCCGGCGTAATCTGATGATCAGATTTAGTGCCATCTGCCCTAGTAATAATTAGCTTTGCCATTTTTGCCCCTTTGTTAAATTAGAACGTGCCGGTATCGGCTATCGTTACAACAGAGTTTAGCGTAAAGGTGATGTCCTGTGTTCCAATATCGCCAACGCCACCATTGATTGGGGTCAGGTTATTGACCAAAATATCAAAGGTGTAAAGCGGATTGGTTGCACCGACAGCAGTTAGTTTCTCCTGAAGCATTTTTACGGCAACAGTTGTGCCAAATGCTGCGCGAAGAGTTGCCATTACGTTTGCTGCTGCTGTGTCATTCAAGAATGAAACAGTTAGCGTTCCAGATTCCAAGCCTTTTACAAACTTGTGAGCTGTATCGCCCATAGCGGTAACTTCAAGCTCATCTGCTGCCTGATTAAGTGTAACGCTTGTTACGTGGTCGCTCAGATCAACAGCGTTAATCTTAAGACCAACTTTGTTATTAAGAAAAACAGCCATTGCTATTCCTCATCTTTCTTAGTTGTTGGTTTTGGTGCTTTTTCGCTTAGCTCTACTTGGCCAATTTTGGCAAGGAAAGCCTCGCGTTCTTTGTCTACATCAGCCATGTTTTAGCTCCAATCGGATAGAACGCTGATTGATACTTCACCGGACAACAGATCTCCTGCTGTTCCGGTTAAGACCGCCGGGGCGCTGAAAGTGCCAATTGTATAGGCAATTGATGATGCTTCCAGCTTATTTACTATATTCAGATAATAATCTTCAATGTTGATTAGGTTGCCTTGGTTATCAAACATAGGGGTTAGCACTATGAGCTTAAAGTTAACCTTAGGCTTGATTGCTTTGTAATGATCATTGCTTGGCTCAATATAGGGATCGCCAGGCTGTACCACAATGCTGTTAGCAAGCGGTGTGGCAGGTGGGAAGGAAAACACCTGCCACGCCGTATTGTCAGTTAGCGCGGCTGCGATTGTTCCTCGTAGGGTAGAGATTGCTGACATTATCCTACTTGACCGCCCGGCGCTAAGTGATCCGCAAGTAAACCGCGAACACGTGCCATTAAAGTGTTGCCCATGCGATACGGCGAAGGTTGAAAGTCTGGTGAAATACCACCAGCGTTTGAAGCTTGGCGAGCCTGCCAAATGTCAACAGCGACCATTAGTGATGCTAAGTTGACTTCAGCTAAAGTTGCGTAGTCTATTGATTGTGTGCCATAAACACGACCCCAAGGTGCAATTGTATGGTATTCGCGTGTCGTAATCTGCGCTTTAACAAACTCTAGCCAAGTTTTACCCACGGCAGTAATTGTTTGTGAGCCATTGAAATGTTGACGTACATTTTCAACAGTTATTGTATCGCCAACTAAAAATTGATCTACGTTTTCATAAATATAAATGCGCCCTGTTGTGCCTGTGGCTTCCAATGCGTAAACAGATTGCGTGTTAAACCATAACTTACTTTTTACAATATCTTCAGCAGCTTGGCAGCATTCTTCCACTACTGCTGAGCTGTATAAAGCACCAATGCCAAGCGCAGAGCGCAGTTCCGCTTCAGTTACGTATGTTGCAGGCATTGTCTTTCCTTTCTAATGTTAGCCCCGGCGCAAGGGCTGTGCGCCGGGGTAACTCTACGATCTAGTTAGTTAGATCAGGACTTGTTGAACCAGTTTGCACC